GGAGTTACAATTAGAAAATATACAAGCCCAATCACAATCAAATACTGAAGCGGCTCAAGCAGCAGCTCAAGTTGAAATGCAAAGAGATCAAGCTTTAACAGCTAATAAATCTGAACTTGAGCAAATTAAAGCTCAATTAGAGGCTCAAAAAATGATGCAAGAAGTTGAGCATAAAAAAGAATTAATGGCATTAGAGTTCCAATACAATATGCAATTAAAAGGAATTGAAGTTGATGGTATGAAAGATAGAGAAAAACAAAAAGAAGATCGTAAAGACGAAAGAACAAAAATTCAAGCAACTCAACAAAGTGAGATGATTGAACAAAGAAAAACAGGTACAGGTGCTAAAAACTTTGAATCCGCAGGTAATGATACTATGGGAGGGGGTTTTGATTTAGAATCATTTGAGCCTAGATAAATTTTTTATTAATTATTATTATATTATATTATGGAAGAAAACGTAGAAAACGTAGAAAACGTAGTTGAAGAAACTACACAAGAAACTCAAGAGCAGGTTGTTGAAGAACAAAAACCTGAAATTGATGAAAGCAAATTTGATAGCGCTGGAGATGATAGCGTTACAAAAGTTGATTTAAGCAAACCGCCAGTATCAGAAGAAGTTGAAAAAGAAAAATCAGATACTGAAGAAAAAGCAATTGAAGAAATTGTTGAGGATAAGGTTGAAGAAACTGTTAGTGAAAAAGAAGAGAAAGAAGATGTAGTTTTAGAAGAAATTACAAATGAAGAGGTAGAAGAAGCGCAAGAGCAAATTGAAGAAGCTGTTGCTGAAGCAGAAGCAACTGGTAAACCTATTCCAGAAAATATCCAAAAACTTATGGATTTTATGGAAGAAACTGGTGGTGATTTAGAAGATTATGTAAAGCTTAATCAAAATTACGATAACTTAGATGAGACAGCATTGTTAAAAGAATACTATAAGCAAACAAAACCTCATTTAAATGATGAAGAAATTAACTTCCTTATGGAAGATTCATTCTCTTACGACGAAGAAATGGACGACGAAAGAGATATTAAAAGAAAAAAATTAGCGTTAAAAGAGCAAGTTGCCAGCGCTAAAGCCCACTTGGACGGGCAAAAGTCCAAATACTATGAAGATATCAAAGCTGGGAGCAAGTTGACTCCAGAACAACAAAAAGCTATGGATTTCTTTAATAGATATAACAAAGAATCTGAAGAGTTTAAACAAAAAACTGATCATAGTACTAAGATCTTTGAACAAAAAACTACACAACTTTTTAAAAATAAATTTAAAGGTTTTGAGTATAATGTTGGAGATAAAAAGTATAGGTTCAATATTAAAAACCCTGAAGAAGTTATGAATACCCAAAGTGATATAAACAATTTTATGGCAAAGTTTGTCGACGAAAATTCTGTTTTAAATGATGCTAAGGGTTATCATAAATCTTTATTTACAGCTATGAATGCTGATGCTGTAGCTAATCATTTTTACGAACAAGGTAGAGCTGATGCTATAAAAGAAAGTGTTTCAAAAGCTAAAAATGTTAATATGAATCCAAGGCAATCTCATGGGCAAATAGAAGCCGGTGGGATGAAATTTAAAGTTTTAGGCGATAATTCTTCTGATTATAAATTTAAAATTAGAAATAAAAAATAACAATTAAAAATTAAAAAATTATGGCAATTACTGCAGGAACTAATTTGAATAGTGTTCCTTCTTCACAGAAGCAAACATTTTCTTCAAATTATGTTGACTTTACAACAAGCTCAACTGAAGGTTGGGCACAGCAATACCTGCCTGACTTGATGCAACAAGAAGCTGAGGTTTTTGGAAACAGAACTATCTCAGGATTTTTAGCTCAAGTTGGTGCAGAAGAGGCTATGACTTCTGATAGAGTTATATGGTCTGAACAATCAAGATTACACATTTCATTAAAAGGTACACTTGATATAGATGGTAACGTAGCTTCATCTGGAGCAAAAGGTAAATTTACCGTTGTATCTGATATTGATGGTAATGTATCTGGTGATGGTTTTACTATCGCTAATCATGGTGTTAGAAATCATGATATCGTATTAATTTCAACTCCAGGATATGTATCTAGATGTATGGTTGTAGCTACTGATGGTGCAGCTATTGGTCTTAGAGCGTATGATGAAGACGTGTTAACTAATCACTCTGAAGCAGCTAGTGCTTGTACATTATTGGTTATCGGTTCTGAATTCAAAAAAGGTGATAATTACGACGGTATCACTCATAGAGGTTCTGCTGAAGGAACTCATGATGGTGCTAACGAGCCTACGTTCAAAACTTTTACTAACAAACCAATTATTATGAAAGATTACTACGAAGTTTCAGGTTCTGATACTAGTAGAATTGGTTGGATTGAAGTTTCTAACGAAGACGGTACTGGAGGTTACTTATGGTATTTAAAAGCTGAAGCTGATACTAGAATGCGTTTTACTGATTACTTAGAAATGGCTATGCTTGAATCTATTCCAGGTTCTAACTCAACTAACGTTGACGGTGAATTAGGATTTAGTACAGAAGCAGATGCTGGTACTGAAGGTTTATTCTACGCTATTGAAAATCGAGGTAATGTTACTACTGGTGTTACTGGTACTAATGCTGCTACTGATTTAGCTGAATTTGATGCTATCTTAGCTGAGTTTGATAATCAAGGTGCTATTGAAGAAAACATGATGTTTGTTAATAGATCTACATCTTTAGCAATTGATGACATGTTAGCTTCAATGAATTCTTATGGTGCTGGTGGTACTTCTTACGGAGTATTTGATAATTCAGAAGCTATGGCACTTAATTTAGGTTTCTCTGGATTCCGAAGAGGTTCTTATGACTTCTATAAATCAGATTTCAGATACTTAAACGATAAAGCTACAAGAGGTGGTATTAATGCTACTGCTGGATCTGAAGCTTTACGAGGTGTTATTGTACCTGCTGGTACTTCTTCAGTTTACGACCAACAAGTTGGCGCAAACATGAGACGTCCATTCTTACACGTTAGATATAGAGCTTCTCAAACTGATAACCGATACTTAAAATCATGGGTTACTGGTTCTGTAGGAGCAGCTACATCTTCTTTAGATGCGATGCAAATTCACATGTTAACTGAAAGATGTTTAATTACTCAAGGTGCTAACAACTTTATGTTAATGAAGTAAGCATTTATTATTTAAAGAGGAGGACGGCATACATGTAAACGTTCTCCGTCCTTCCTCTTTATTTTTATTAATTTTATTATATATTATATTATGGCAAAAAAACAAGAAACAGAAAAGGTAGAGGTACCTGTTGTTGAAACACCAGTTGTTGAAACACCAAAACCTAAAAAAGTTGAACCTAAAAAACCAAAGTGGGAAATAAAAGATAGGGTTTATTATTTAACAAAAAAGAGAAGACCATTATCTTATATGGTTAGATCAGCAGGTATATATTTTTTTGATGAAGAAGCTGGTTATGAAAGAGAATTAAAATACTGTGAAAACCAAAAAACAGTTTTTGTAGATGAAATGAAAGGTGATCAAAGATTATCACATATCATATTTAGAAACGGAGCGCTTCATGTACCTAGAAATAAACAAACTTTACAAAAGTTATTATCTTTGTATCACCCACATAGAAATTCTTTATTTCATGAATATCAACCTGAAGTTAATGCAGCTGATGAATTAGAAATATTAGAATTAGAATTACAAGCCCTTAATATAGCCAAAACTGTTGATATTGATACAGCTGAAGCTATCATGAGAGTAGAATATGGTTCTAAAGTATCTAAGATGAGTTCTAAGGAGATAAAAAGAGATACATTACTATTTGCTAAAAGTAATCCTGTTTTATTCTTAGAATTAGCTTCTGATGATAACGTTCAACTTAGAAACTTTGGTATAAAAGCTGTTGAATTAGGAATATTAAAATTATCACAAGATAACCGTAATTTCTTATGGGCGTCTAATGATAGAAAATTAATGACAGTTCCATTTGACGAGCATCCATATACAGCTTTAGCACATTGGTTTAAAACTGATGAAGGTATGGAAATCTATCAAAGTATAGAAAAAAGATTGAAGTAATCTAACTGTAGTGGTGGTCGCCCTACGGGGCGATCACAAACTACAAATAAAAAAAATATGGTAAATATAGATGCGGTATATCAAAAAGTTTTAGCAGTAACTAATAAAGAACAAAGAGGCTATATAACACCTCATGAATTTAACTTATTTGCTGATCAAGCTCAAATGGAAATATTTGAGCAATATTTTTATGATCTTAATCAATTTAGTAGAGTTCCTAATAATGATATGGATTATGCTAATATGGTTAGTAATTTACAAGATAAAATAAGTTTATTTGAAATGTATAACGAGGAGGTTAATACAGTAAATGAATTTGGAGATATAAATCTTAGTACCGTAGAAAACTTTTATAGATTAGGTACAGTAAGAGTTAAATATAAAAACCAAACACAAGCACATGTTGCAGAAGAAATACAAATAAAAGAACATGATTTATATACTAACTCTAGAATAGCAAGATACACAGAACAATGGCCCGTATATTTAAATCGTATAAGAAAAGCTTCATCAATATCTTATCCAAGTTTTATAAAAATAGTCCCAAATCCCAATACCGAAAATGGTGATTGGGTTAAAATATCATATATTAAAAAACCATTAAAACCATCTTGGGGTTATATAGTTGTAAATGACAAACCATTATATAACTCACAAACATCAACTAATTTTGACTTACATGAATCAGAAGAATCTGAATTAGTTTATAGAATACTAGTTTTGTTTGGTATAAATCTAAAAGAACCACAGTTGGGGCAAACAGCCGCAACTTTAGAAGCGGGTAAAGTTCAACAAGAAAAACAATAAAATAAATGGCAAACGTACTACAAAAAACACATCAAAGAAATTATTACAATGGTTATGATGAAATGCCACATGGTAGTTATCAATTTGTATCATTAAAAGATATTGTAACTAATTTTATAGTATCATATGTTGGTGAAGATAGAATAATACCAAAAATAAGAAGAATAGATGTTGCTTTTCATGCTAAAAGAGCATTACAAGAATTGTCTTTTGATACACTTAAATCTTTTAAATCATATCAAATAGAATTGCCACCAAGTTTACAAATGATACTTCCTCATGATTATGTAAATTATACTAAAATATCATGGGTAGATGATAAAGGTATAAAACACCCAGTATATCCAACAAGACATACAAATAATCCGTTCCATATTAGACAAGATGATGATAAAAATTATTGGATGGAAAGTGGTGCTAATTTAGTTAAAAATGGTGATTTTTCTTCTCAAATATTTCATATGGGTAATTGGCGTAAGGGTGGACCAGCGACAACTAGCACATGGACTTCTATTAGACAAACAGCCGCTGGTAATCAATATCCAGATTATGACGCAGCTGCAGATGTTATTGGTAGATACGATGATACATTACAATTTAAGCATAGGCCGTGGACAAGTAGTGGAGGAGTTGGTAGTAAAAGTTATTCTGCTTTTCAAAAAATTGATGTTAGAGGAGTGCGATTTATTGATTTTAAAGCTACTGGTAAATCAGCTGCACAAGCTACCTTGTCTTCAACAGGGGATATGGGGGGTTACGGTGTTCTAAGAGCTGGTATTATCTCTATTGATCCAACAACAGGATTAAAACCTGATGGATCTGTAGGGTGGGCTAGATCAGATGGAACTGCTATTGTCACTGGATATCTTAATCCATTTTCCACAACAAATCCATCGCCTAATTATATAGTTAATAGTTATGATTTACGTACACAAAGTAATAGTCGAGCATTTGTAAAATGGGATGATGGTAGTGAAAGTGAAAAAACTATGAACAATATAGACGTTTCAGATCTTGATTATGTATGGATTTATATACAAAGTTTTGTTCCTTTTACACCTGCCTCTATAACTGAAGTAGATACTTGGGATCATGATAGTAATCCAGCAACTGGCCAAATTACAACGGCTGGTAGAAACGTCGCAAATGGTGGATGTACACCAACAACATCTGCTTGGACTGATCGTAGTATAAATAAGATAGATAATATATCTATAACTACATCAGAGGAACCAAATTCATTAATGAATAAGAATGTAAGTGGAAATTCCGACACTTGGAATAATTACAAATCCGCTGCTCCTTCAGAAAATAATATAGATGATTACGAAGATAATACGTATTGGAAATTTAACAATGAGCGTTATGGTTTAGAACCTTCACATGCTCAAATAAATGGATCATTTTTTATAGATGATAGATTAGGAAAAATACATTTTAGCTCTAACGTTTCAGGAAAAAATATAATTTTAGATTATATAAGTGC